TTCTGGACCGATGACCGGATGGCATGCGTTGACACAGATGACTATGCTCACCTTACTGCTCTGCGTACTGCAGACAAGGCTGCAAGGATTGCATATCAGTCGATGTTGAACAATATGCTGTCTGAAATCGAGTGCAATGCAGACGGAACAATGGACTCTGCCGTGGTCAAGAGCTGGCAGGCATCTGTCGAGAATGCTATTGATGCAGCCATGACTTCGGCCGGTGAGCTCAGCCAGGATGCAGGCAGAGGATGCAGATGTCACATTGATGCAAGTCAGAATGTGGTTGCAACATCCACTGTCACAATGTCCCTGAGTATTCGTCCTTACGGCTACGCACGTACAATAACCGTTAATATCGGCTTCCTTATCGAGGCGGCCTAAAAAGCAATAAATATGTTTGATTCAAGAGAATATGAATGGGCCGATGTGTCCGTAGTCATTGCAGGACGCAATGTCACTGGCATACGGTCGGTGCAATACAAGGAGTCTCAGGAGAAGGAGCTTCTCTACGCCAAGGGCAACAGGCCTCACGCCATGCAGCACGGCAACGTATCTTATGAAGGAAGCGTCGGCCTTCTGCAGAGTGAGGTGACGGCAATCGAAAAGGCCGTCGGAGGAAGCATACTCAGGGCAAGGATGGACATCATCGTCAGCTACGGCAACCCGTCCAAGGGAGAGCCGAGCAAGACCGACCTGCTGCGGGGCGTGGAGTTTACCGAACTGTCAAAGCAGATCAAGCAGGGAGACAAGATGATGGAAATCGAAATCCCTTTCCTGATGATAGACCTCGTTCCTAACTATGTATAACCTCAATGAGCCGTTTGAACGGTGTTTGAACGGCTTTATAATGATTCTGAAAAATGTTTGAATACACGAAAGAGCAGCTTGCGGCATGGAAGAAGAAGTACGGCGAAAGGCACGTCTTTGAGATAGTAGTGGAAGATAAGAAGTGTCTTCTGCATAAGCCGACAAGGCAGGACATCTCCTATGCTACGGCCGGAAGCAACCAGGGCAGAGACTCGGCCAAATTCGTCGAGCTCCTTGCCAAACAGTGCTGGATAGACGGAGACAGGGAGATCATCGATGACGATGACTATTTCCTTTCCATCGCACCGGTAATGGAGGCTATGGTAGAAACAAAAAAGGCTGAAATAAAAAAGTTATAGAGCTGGCGGACGGCTCACCAGAGGCTGACCCTATAGGATATGCGGACACTATGCTGCGCTACTATTTGGGTATCAATCCGGACGAGTTGTCCGACCAGCAGTGGGCTATAGCGCTTGCGCAGCTTCGCGATATAAGAATGAGAGAGAATAAGAATGGCTAATGTACAGCAGTTCATAATCGAGATCTCCTCCAAGGGGGACGGTGCTGTTGTCGGCAGGATCAGTAATCTTCAGGGACGTATGGAATCCGCCGACCGGACGGCTCGTAACCTTTCGGAAACGGTCGGAGGATCTCTCCGTTCAGCATTCATGTCGCTTCCGGGCGCTCAGTTCTTCACGAACCCTATAGTGGCCATGTCATCCGGCATAGGTATCGTGGCAAAGCTGGGAATGCAGGCCGAGAGCACTGCTACATCTTTCGGCGTTCTTGTCGGTGATCAGAAGAAGGCGGCGGATATGCTTGGCGAAATCAACGAGTATGCCGACAGCACTATCTGGGACAGGATGGGCACACAAAACGCAGCAAAGACCATGCTCGGCTTCGGGGTGGCGGCAGATGAGGTTGTCGGCAACCTGAAGATGCTCGGAGACATGGCCATGGGAGACAAGAACAAGATGCAGCAGCTCGCCCTCGTGTTCGGCCAGGTATCATCTGCCGGGAGACTTCAAGGGCAGGACTTACTTCAACTTATCAATGCAGGATATAATCCCTTATCTGATATTTCTGAAATAACAGGTAAAAGTGTGGCAGAACTTAAGGATGAAATGTCAAAGGGTAATATCTCTTTTGAACTTGTTAGGCAGGCGATGATTCGGGCAACATCCGAGGGAGGACGATTTGCTGGTATGACAGACAAGTTGGCACAGACGTCTGCAGGAGCGTTTGAACAGATGAAAGGAAAGGCTCTGCAGACTATGCTTGAGCTATATAACGGCATCCAGCCACTTCTTGTTCCGATGTTCAATACGATATCGTCAGCATTGTCAGGATTGTCAGCAGCCATCCAATGGGCAGTCAAAGGGCTTACTTGGGTATTCAAACTTTTTGCCGAAGGCAATCCTATCGTCTATGGCATTGCTGCAGCGGTCGGGGCATATACTGCAGCCGTTCTGGTCAATACGACAGTCCTGAAGGCGTGGACCATTGCCGAGCGTGTGCAGTTCGCTGCTATGCTGCTTGTAGAGAAGGGACAGAAGCTTATAAATCTTGCGATGTCACTTAACCCTGTCGGGCTCGTCATCGCAGGAGTGGCCGCCCTGATAGCAGTAGTCGTAACCTGCTGGAATAAGTTTGCCGGCTTCAGGGCCGTCATGCTTACAGTATGGGACACGATGAAAGGCTTTGCGGGAATCATAAAGGATCTTGTGATAAGTCGCATTACATCGCTCCTGCAGGGAATAGGAAAGGTCGGAGAGGCTATGTCGCTGCTCTTTTCGGGGAAGTTCTCCCAAGCCTGGGATGCAGCCAAATCGGCCGGCTCGCTGATGCTTAACATCGAGGGCAGGAAGAACGCCATTGCCGGCATGAAAGACCTCGGCAGCAGTATCAGCGGAAACTTTGCCGGACATATGGCCGAGGAGCGGGAGAAGCAGAAGGAGAAGGCGAAGAATGAGATATCCGAGCCTTCAGCAGCCGGAGGTGTCTCCCCGGACGGGGGCAAGGGCCTTGGAGGTGCCGGAGGCGGTACAGGCTCTCCCAAATCTCTTGCCAATGACATAACTACAGGGGGCACAAGAAACACACAGATAACAATAAACATAGGCAGTATGTTCGGCAGACTTTCCAACGACAAGGGGATAAGCATAGATGACATCCAGTCAAAGGTCGTTGAAGCAATGAACAGATGTCTGGAAATAGGATACAGTGCAGCGAGATGATAGAGAGATTCATATTGGAAGAGCTGGTGGCAAGACACCTTTCGACCGTCAAGATTCCGCCATACAGGGACTTCAGGAGCGAAATGGCGGGGCTGGCGGTGTCAGGCTATGACCTGAGCGGATACAGCGACAGCGAGCTTCGAGACATGGCTGTCGTCAACGCTCTCGGAGTGCCAATGCAGTTTCCTCTCTATCTTAAGAGGGAGGGAGGCCCGGAGTGGCTTCTTCCGTATGAGCCGCTCATCAAGATAAGCGGCAAGACCACACTGGTGCGCAAGCAGGTGTCCAAAGGACAGATAAGAGGAACGGTGAAAGAAAGGTGGGCGCAGGATGACTACGCGATAAACATATCAGGCATCCTAATAGGTGAAAGACAGTACCCGTATGATGATGTGAAGAGACTGCGTGAGCTGTGCGAGGAGGCAAAGCTGCTTGTACGCTGTCCGTTGCTTGAACTGTTTTCAATAAACAGGATCGTCGTAGAGAGCTATGACATCCCTTTCACTGCCGGGCTGGAAAATCAGGCCTACGAGATATCCGCATATTCCGACGACATATATAAACTGCTCCTCCGCAGGGAGGACCTTAAAAAGATATGACATGCTGACAATGGCTTATAATATACAGGTCGGAGACTACCTCATAGGAATGCTCGAGGGTGTTAAAATTCACCGCTCCGTCGAGCTCCTCGCGGACAATGCCGTCATAACACTGCCAGCCGCCGAATATAACGTCGCTTTGGAGGTGGAGGACAGGATCAGCAGAGGCGACAGCGTGACAATCTCTTTCGGTTATGAGGAGATAGGCATAGCGGAGGAGTTTCGCGGCTGGGTACAGCGTATAGGTACTGACGGCGAGGCTCTCACAATAGAGTGCGAGGATGACCTGTTCAAATTCAGAAAGCCTCTTCCTGACGGACAGTACAGGTCAATGAAGCTGTCATTGCTGCTCGAAAAGGTGATAGCGGGAATCGGCGGAGGGTTTAAGGTGGACTGCTCGTATGAGTGGACCTATGAAAAATTCGTGGTAAGCAACGCGACCGGCTATGACGTGCTCAAGAAAGTGCAGGAAGAATGCGGGGCGGACATATACCTGACAGGAGACGTGCTTCACGTCCACCCTCCGGGAGAGCACATAGGAGAGGAGGTCATCTATGACTTCTCGGCCAATGTGCAGAGCTGCGACCTCACCTACAGAAAGGCGGAAGACAGGAAGGTAAGGGTTGTGGTCAAGGCCCTGCTTCCGGACGGAAAGGTAAAGGTGCGTGAATATGGGGCGACAGGTGGAGACAAGGTGGAAATCAAGGCGGCATCCTCCGATGACAAGTCAATGAAGGCAAGAGGTGAAAGCGAGGTTAAGAGGCTGTCATTCGACGGCTACGACGGAAAGATTACAACGTGGCTCGTGCCTACGGTAAGACCGGGAGACAGCGTGCTGCTGCATGATCCGGACTATCCAAGGAAGGACGGAAGATACTTTGTCAGGAGTGTCGGTACATCGTTCAGTGCAGAGGGCGGCAGCCGTGAGATAGAATTAGGATTCAGACTGAATTAGCCATGGACGCATATAAAAGACTAAGAGACAATATAAAGGCCATAGCGGGCGGGCAGGCAATGACAATCTATCAGGGCATTGTCACGGCCATAGACGGCGACACATGCACATGTAAGTTCGGCGAGCTTGAAATCGACGACATCCGCCTCCGTGCTTCGCTGGCCGGAGTGGAGAAGCGGATGCTCGTTACACCCAAGGTCGGCAGTGCGGTCGTCGTAGGCAGCCTGTCAGGAGACCTGACAGCACTCGTTGTGCTACAGGTGGACGAGATAGACAGCATCGAGATAAACGGCGGCAAGCTTGGAGGAATTATAAACATCGAGACCCTTACAGACAAGATCAATGCGCTGGTGGACGCGTTCAATTCGCATACGCACCTCCTGCCGGTCGGATCGGTCAATGTCACAGGCTCCTATGGCCCGGCCTCGAATGTCGCACCCGTCCAGGTGCCGGAAGTCCCGGCAAAGGCCTCCAAATTGAACAGGGACGATTACGAAGACGAGAAAATAAGACACTGACATGAAAGGGATAATGATAAGGGACTTCGACATCGACATAAGGGTGGAAAGAGACAGCGGCGGCATGATCTCTTCCGGTCTTGTTGTCGGTGACATCCTTCGGCAGAATCAGGCTCTAATTCTGGTGCTCCACAAGGGCGAGCTGAAAAGCGACCCGTCCGTAGGAGTCGGCCTTGCAGACATGCTCAACGACAACGGGCTTGACAGGTGGAGGGCCGAGATACGCGAACAGCTGGAAATGGACGGCCAGAGGGTGGAGAGCATACACGTCTCCCCGACGAGTATAAATATCGATGCAAAATACAGATAATATGGAACAGATATTCACATCAGTCAAATCACTTTTGGTAACGCTGGTCAGCGTTCTGCTGGCCTATCTTGCCCCGATATCCGATATGGTATTCGTAATATTCTTCATATTCCTTGTGAACTGTATCGCGGGCATAATAGCCGGCATCGGTGTCGACCGTGAACGCTTCAACCTTAAGAAGTTCTTCCGATGTATCTTCGAGACCTTTGTCTTCTATGTGCTCGTCGTGTGCGTCTATGTGATAGGAGAGCATCTGGGCAATCAGGAAGGGGCGATACAGTGCATTACGGGAATTGTATACGCGATATGCTACTTCTACGGAGTGAACATCCTGCGAAATACTGCAAAGCTTTTCCCCGCTTCAAGGGCAATCAGATTCTTCTATTATGTTTTATCGTTCGAGATAATAAAGAAGATTCCTTATATGCAGCAGTTCCAAGGCAAGGAGAAAGAAGTGGAAATTAAGATTAAGGAGGAAGAATAATATGGCTGAATTCGGAAAATATGCTCCGCTTCTACGGCAGCTTGAGGGAGGGTTTGTAGACGACCCGGACGATGCAGGAGGTGCAACATACGCCGGGGTCACATTGAAAGTGTTCCGTTCGTATTATGGCGGTGACAGGACTGTGGAAGACCTTAAAGGGATAAGCAATATCGAGTGGTGCAATATAATGAAGACGGGATATTGGGACAGGTTGCAGGCTGACAGGATCGAAAGCCAGGGGGTGGCGGAGATGCTCG